AGTGTTCCCGATTCTATCTATTCTTCGAATAGAGAATCCTCCTGGTCCAGGTGGCGAAGGGGTTATGAGCTAGCCACTGCGTCCTTGCATACGAATAACTTTTCATATCGATTTAGATATAAAGTACCCTTTCCTAACGACCTTCTCCCCCCTGGTACTGAATACCCAGACATACTTGGGATCTTCAAAGGATTTCCTACACGCAATAAAGAATTACGCATTCACTGGGCGGCGAAAAAAACGCCAGGAAGCGTGCGTTTTGATCAGCTTAAACCAGCCGCAGATGCATTTATTGAATCTATCACAGAAGATGATGATTATTGGTACGTAAAACTTAATGGTAGCTGGAGCGGAGTTAATAAACTTCCTCCGCCTTTGTATGTAGATTTGGGATCTGGATTACAAGGACTCAATGCATTAAACGGAGAGGTTTTAGAGGATCGTATTCTTGTGAAAGATGGTGACATAATTAATCGCGACACAATTGACCCAAGCAGCCAAAGGCGATATGGTTATGTGCAAGCCGTTCTAGTAGATACAGATGAAGAAACTGGAATACTGAAATTAAAAAAAGCCGGTTCAGTAGAAGCTACGCCAGATCGAGTATTGGTCAGTCCGGCAACTAGACCTCCAGCAGTTGGCAGATATTTTATTACTGGTCCTCGCTATTCCTGCTCATGTCAAGACTTTACGCGTCGTGATTACGCTTATTTAATGAATTTAAATTCATCAAGTAATAAAAGAATATTTCCTCGATCAGCTATTGCAAACGTAAAACCAGGGCGTCATGAGTTTTTAAAAAATCTTGGTGTTATAGATAATGCGTTTATGACCGACGCAGACGTGAATCGCATTCTGCAGATTATAGCTCCAGGGGAAGAATTTGTTTTATCAGATACCGTAACTACGGAAACCCTTATTGATCGTCTTTCGGCAAGAGATAGTCCCGGCGTATTTAAAGAGTTTGGAGCAACATATTTAAGATCTACTTCAAATCCAGGATTAACCGGATCCTCGTCTGAGGGCATGCCTACTTTTAATGATTATTCTTCTAGTACTGTAAAAACAGATGCCAATTCTATTCCTCAAATTGAAATTAAATCATTAACTGACTTTTGGTCTCCCGTGTTAGACGAGATGCGTTATTGCAAACATATTTATGCAATGCGTTTTCAAGATGATGTTTTCCCACCAGAACCTTCTGATTTTCCAGTCTCAATTGGAGACATGACAAGATGGGAACAAAATCTTGTGGAGTCTACGGAAAAAGAGCAGAGCAACAGCTTGCGCAAGTTAGCGCAAGAGGCTCTGTCTTATATGGATGTGCCCCCTTACAATAGTCAGACACAGTGGATGCAACCCATGTTGCAAAGGCTTTTCAATATTCCACTTACTTACATAAAAATCGAAGGGTTTACTATGTTTGACAAAAATGGAAATCCTTATGTACCAGCAGACGGAGAGAGGCCAGCAACCTAAGCACTCCATTTTAGAATAAATTTAAACGACTTCTGGCGTAACGGCTGGTACGAACTACGCGCTACCCCTAAGTAAAGCAGGCAAAAATAAACCCCCTTTGAAGGGGGCTTTTACTCAATCAAGAAACGGGTATGTTTTGTTTCTTTAATTCTTTTCGAACTTTCGCGATGTTCCAGCGATAAGAGTCTCGCGAATAAGTGTCGTCAAATGCGGCATAGTGCGGACCAAGGCGCAAGGTGCCGTCATCCCGCATTTTAAATAAAGTTTTTTTATCGAGTCCAAGAAGCTCGCTTGCTTTGTTGGCAGTGACCCAGCCAGGTGTTGATGCCATGAGTAGTGTGAACGTGTTCCTGCCTACCCTATCAAGACTGCGTGCTTCGTCAAGGGTCTTTATAATATTTTTATCTTTATGTTCAGGCTGGGACTCTTAAAATAAATTAACAGCAACCAAAGAGTATGTTCTGTGACGAGCACGCCCCACTCGCACTGCTGATCGAACTAACTCCAAAATTAGCCAAGAAACGGTTTAGGGAATCAATTTACGAAGAATGGGAACACAAGTGTGCATACTGTGAGGGGCCCGCAACTAGCCTCGATCACATTGTGCCTCGCTTTAAATCAGGACACAGTAATCGCAGTAATTTGATTCCTGCATGCCGCAGATGCAATAGCAACAAAGCCAGCAACCCCCTGGAGCCCTGGTATAAACAGCAAGATTTTTTTAGTCAGGTTAGGATGGAAAGAATAAAAGCGTGGATGGCACAGGAAGTTGTCGACATTTTTTCATATCATCCGCAACCGTTAAAACAGGCAATTTAATATGGCGATTTCATACAGTACGTCAACCAGGAAATGGAATGTTGTCTATGAAAAAACAGATTATCCAACTAATTTAAAAACTGATTATCCAACAAATTATCCAACTAATTTAACCAAAAGCACAATAGTAATTCAAAGAGATCCTAGAAGAAAGAATATCGGTACGCCCACGAAAGTAAAAGTACCAGACACTAAAAAAAATAGTAAAAATGCAGCTTTAAATGAACAAAATCGAAAACTAAACACACAAAACTCGCAAACAAACCAACAAAATCAACAGCTTAATACCACCAACACAGCAAAAAACGCAGCTTATGACAGGACAGTTGCAACAGCAAGTAGCACCAGGGGGGGAGACTATGTAACCCAACGCGGAGTAATCAGGAACCTACAAGGGATTGATTCGCAGCTCAAAAAAACACTAGAGGATTACTACAAATCTTTTTACACAACAGAAAAACTTCAATCATGGGATACAAGGCTAGGCGCTAAACCACCTTATGGTAATTTTGATGCCGCTTATTATAAAAACCAAAACCCTGGAGTTGTCGACGAATGGCGAAGGGCGGTAGCCAATGATGATATTGATATAACTCTCAGGTATGGAGAGAACGGATATTATCTGCAGCATTATACAAACGTAGGTAGAAATGCTGGACTCCGTGGAAATCAAGCAGAAGCTCTTGAGGCGGCAAGGCGGTATAAAGAGACAGCACCAACGGATGCTGATTTGCAGTACGTACGTAATCTTCAACTTGGCGTAGATACAAATACACAAACCCAGAGATTGCTAAACACGCCAGAAATTGCCGCAGAGTGGGAAAAAGCAAAAGCAGGAGATGAGTATTGGAAACAAAAGGCCAAGGAGTCGTTCTTGGACATTAACAAGCCCGACGAATTTGCTGCTTTGTTCAGGCTGTCTGATCGTCCAGAGGACAAAGCAGTTGCCTTTAAATACAATGCAAATGCTGGGTATGGAATTACAGAACTTGAAGACGCATTAAATGTTGCTGTTGGAGAAAAAGCAATTGTTGACGTAAAGAAATTTGGTGCGCTTACCCAGGATGTATTGAAACAAACAATTGAAGAAATGAAAAAAGCTAAAGCACGAGAGCAGGAAATTGCAATGTTCTCCGGCTTTGGTGTATTTGGTGATATTACAAATCTTAATAAAGATTTAACAAATTCAATTTTAGGTGATTCAGGTGTTGGTGGAGTTTTATCTTATATGGGCGGAGACAGGGCAACTGAATCACTAGAAAAATCCCTCAGAAATATTAGTGGAATCAACAATAATGTCACTTACAATTGGCAGCAATGGTTCGATGATACTCTTAAACAAAAATATCAAGACGATATTGAGTTAGGGCTTTCAGCAGCAGAAGCTGAGAATAGGGTAAAAATTCAAGGCGACTTTGCGAGACAGTTTATAGACAACTATTTAACACCACGTTTTAACGAGTCTCGCTCAATGAATGAGTTCGTTGAGTACTTAGATGTTCGCCAATCTGAGCAAAACCCTTTTCAAACGCAAGACATTCTTAATGCTACTAAATTAGTGGCGGATATTCGTGCGCAACAATTTTTAGATCAGCTTAAACAAACGCCTGATCGGTATTTTGATTCTAGTTTTTATTTCAACCCAACAGGAGACAAGGCCAGGGAGAGCGCATATGCGAACCAAGCAGCTACCGTCGCTGCTGATTGGGAAGCCGCCAAAAGGGGAGATGGCTACTGGAGCACTCAAGCATATCGCTTTGGTGTTGATGTAAATAACAAAGATGCTTTTGCACGTATGCACTTTCAAGTGAAAGGGCAAGGCAGGGGATACGATGCCGCAGACGATATTCTTAACGCAAGCAAGGTTAGTGAATATATCTATGGTCAGATTTTGCCCGCCCTTAAAGACGAAGCGTTAAAACAAGGAACTGTTTTTGGTCAGTTTATTAGACCAGAAGAATTCGCCGAAGAAATGTTAAAAGGCCTGGACCCAAACGACAAAGCTTCTTGGAACGAATTACTTGAGCAATACAATTTAACTGAATTTAAAGGAACTTTTGACGAGTTAAAAAATTACATTAGTGAAGCTTTACGCACAGGAAGTGCGCAAGAAATTCGACAACAACTTAAATATTTGAATGAGAAAAGACAAAAACCTACACAAGAAAAACTGGGTGTTACTTATATCCAAAGAGAAGAAGACTACAATCCAGATCAAAGAATTAAGGGAGATACTGAGCTTTATAGGGTATTTCAAAACGCTGGATTTAAAGGAACTGAAGACGAGTTTTACGAAAACTTTTTCCCTGATTTAGACAGGTCCGAGCAATCTGCCTTAACTCAAGCAGGTAAAAACACAGGACTTAAGACATTTGGCTTGGACTTAAGCGATCCATACGCGTCACTTAGTACGGTTGAAAGCTTTTTTGAAACAGATAAAGATACCAAAAGCACAAAAGAAACAACCCCTACAAAGAAAAGTTATTTTACAATTGATATAGATGATGACCTTCCAACTAAGACCGCTTCTGGTCAAGGTTTCTTGGATGAGTTCACGTCGTTATTTAAAGGCTTTGGTTGATGTCTGATAAACATAAAAAAGCAGCATCTGCAGCAAAGCTGCACAAAGATTCAATGCCTTGCAATAAAGCCAAGAAAACTCCTGGCCACCCGACAAAATCACATGTGGTTAAAGCATGTAAAGACGGAGATGAAAAAATTATTCGTTTTGGCCAACAAGGTGTGAGTGGTAGTCCCAAGAAGGAAGGTGAGTCTGAAGCGTATAGAAAACGTAGGGAAAGTTTTAAAGCAAGGCATTCTAAAAACATTGCCAAAGGAAAGATGTCGGCTGCGTTCTGGGCCGACCGCGTGAAATGGCTCATGTTAGGAAGTGTTTTGGGATCAGAAATTATTAACCAATGTATCCAACATATACACACTGTTTTAACGTAATTACTTAGGTGATTTAAATGGGTAAAGTAAAAGGCAGCACGATTCAGAAAAAAGAATCAAAACCAAAGCTTACAAGGCAGGGGCAGGGATTAAATTCTAAGCCTAATCACGGACGTAAAAAATCTCGCGGTCAAGGCAAGGGTTAACATCCTTGTTTAAATAACACTATTATGGGAAGTAATTGTATTGCTTTCCATGGTTGATCTTGCGCGTGCAATCGCCATCATTAAAAAATATGAGGGCTATAGCGAAAAAGCGTACCCAGATCCGGACACTGGAGGCGCACCGTATACTTTTGGATATGGCACACAATACTACCCAGACGGCATTCCAGTTAAGCAAGGACACTGCTGCACAGAACACAAAGCAATAGAGTATCTTTTTTACGAAGTAGAGATTATTCAGGAAGAATTATCCAAGCTTAATCTAGGACTCGATCCGTTTATGGAGAATGCTTTAGTTTCTTTCATTCATTCCATTGGCTGGGAACCTTTTCTTTACAGCTCTTTAATTGACGCCATTGAAACAGAGGAGTGGGGAGAAGCAGCAGAAGAAATTACACGGTGGATTTTTAGTTCTCATAATCGAGTTATTGGTAGTTTAATTAATCGCCGACGAGAAGAATCCCATTTATTCCTTACAGAAATTAAAAACACACTTTCTGCCCCAGGGGACATCTTGATCTCTGCGTTTCGAAATTACACAGCAACGCCGCAACAGCTACAGGCCATCCAAATACTGGAACACAAAAGCAACCCTTATGTTCTTGCTGAGTTTGCCAACGTTTTTAACAACAGGCAATCAGGCGGAGAACTAGATTATTGCGAAAATGGGTCAGTGTTCACTTCTTGGGATTAGAATATTTTTAGAGTCAACAAGCAGAATGGAAGACACAGTTCAACCACGCGAGCTGGAGCTACCCTTGCAGCTGCAATTTGCAATGCGCAAAGCCGAGCTAGAGGCTCAGGAAATGACATGGGATGGTTTGTATGCCGCCCTTCTAAATCTGTATCAACGCCGTTTAATTGAGTGGGCAGCCATCAAAGATATTTTGGCGGATGAACATATTGAACTAGAGTTCGACATCCCCACCCAACTTGAAATGGCCGAGTTGGCCATGATGTGTCAAAGGGATGAGGATGATGAGGAGGATGATGATGATCTTGAAGCTTACCCTGTCTTTTAGCCTAGTAAATTTAACAGGCGACTCAGATACCAATCTGCTTTCTTTAAAGACTCAACTCCCCCCTTGGAACGCTCGCGCCAGAGATATTTTATACAATTGCCCTTGACATAACCACGAAATTCTTCGGGGGTCAGGGCGGCTTCAATGGCTTCAATACACTCAACCCCATTCTCACTCTTGTAGTGAGGAGGATGATTTACAAGATCAACCGCAGCCTGGGGCATGGGACAAAACCCATCCTTGCATTCGGCAATTGGCTCAAACCATTCGGTTTCCTTTGTCGGTTGCATTTTAAAGCTATTATAGTTTAAGGGCAGCGGTACTCTAATACCCTACCCAACGGCAACCACGAAACTGGTCACATGGAAATTCTAGCTGGACAAAAGCTTTGCCGCAAAAACCTGCATCAATACCCCGCAACGGATAAATATTGTAAAGAGTGTGCAAAAGCACGCAAACACCAATGGGACAGTATTAACAACGAACGCAAAAAACAATATAACAAGCAGTGGCGCGAAGCAAACGTCGAGCGTAGGCGTAAGTATGCTAAAAAATGGTATCAGGCTAATCGCAAACGCGCATGTCAACAAGCCAAACAGCGATACCAGAGCAATCCTCAACTTAAACTTAAACGTAATAAAAAGTGGGCGCAAGTAAATCCTGAACGCGTACGTGAATATACTAAGAAATGGCACAGGGCTAATCCTGCTGTTTTAAACGCAATTTCAGCCAAGAGGCGTGCAGTTAAAAAAAGTGCATTAGCCCCATGGGCAGATGTTAGTGCTATTAAAAAAATTTATACAGAAGCCCGGAGGCTGACTGAATTAACCGGCATAAAATATGTCGTAGATCACATTTACCCCTTACAAAATAAGTATGTATGCGGACTACATGTAGAAACAAATCTTCAAATTTTAACTGCAGATGAAAATATGTCAAAAGGAAATCGTATTTGGCCCGGACAACTTGATTGCCAAAAAGATTAACGTGTCATTCCAAGGCGCCTTTTAGACATCTTGATTTCTGCCTCCCCCGGCTCCCCTAGATTCATGAGTATCCCCTGAGGTTTTGGTGACGCACCCATCATCAACCCCTCTTCTGCACTTGGTATATACCCGGTAAGGCCGCAACGCTCACCTCCTTCAAGTTGTAGATTTTGACGCTCGCGGCCTTGTTGTGTTAAAACTAGCCCTCTGTTGAACATATCCTGTAGGGGAACGTCGTTGTTTTCATTATCTAACGGCGCACCAAAGTCACCAAAACTCAGACACCTATTTTTTACTTCGTCGTCGCTGACAATAAAATCGTCCAAAAACGCATCTGGACTCATGCCTGAGTGCATCATGGTTATATCTAAGCTGGAATTCCTTCATTTAAAATAATATCATGGCAAGATTCTTTGATCCAAATTACGATCCCCGGCAGTTCTCTGGTACGTCTGGTGCCGAGAGTTCAGACTTAAATCCTGAACAGGCTTACGGCACTGACGTAAGACGCTTGGATGAAACCGGAAGAGACATTGCGGACTCAACAGACGTACGTAATAAAGAAAAACAAGGGCGCGTAGCTAAATTTATGGCTGCAGCTCGCACCGCTGGTGCGTATAGATTAAAAGCGGGAATAGACGAACCCCAGATTCGTGGACGCACTCCCAAAAACGAAGCGACTATTGACGGAGTAACCATTCCAAGTCAGGGGGATTCTATTGGGGCCTCGGGCACAGTAAGTTATGCGCGAAAGCCCCAGCCCTTTTCGGGGAAGTTTACAGACTTTAGTTAGACCTGACTAAAGACAACTTCGTGAGGTTGGTTTTGATACTTACCTTTTCTCATTTGATAATCAACTTCACACTCTTGGCCACGGAAGAAAAGTAATTGGCAGATTCCTTCGTTGGCATAAATCCTGTTAAAGAGTCCGGTGCAATTACTGATTTCAAGCGTTAAGTGGCCCGACCAACAGTTGCCTGTCCATGACGCACGCCCGTTCCGGCGACTGTAGAAAATGTGGTTGTCTACAGTAATGTCGTAAACCATACCGCTGTATTCGACCTGGGAATAATTTTTACCAGGGGTCAACTTAGATGGCGTTACGTTTGCGGTCGAATAACGCGCTTTGTATACGGTGCATTCAGCCTTGTCAAATACAGGGCCGGTCCGCTGCCATTTGGTGCAGTTATAACCCGCTTTCAAACAGATTTCCTGAAAGTCATCGACCAGCTTTTCGGAAACGCTGCTGTAAGTTGATGTTTCCATGTTTCCGTCTGAGTGAATCATGCCGTCAATGACGTAACTCAATGAAACACCATCGAGCTGTTTGACTTCATTGGGAAGATGTTTGTTATATGCTCCTTTATACGGAAGAAGATAACTGACAACATCTTTAGAGTGAAAAGAAAAACCCCGTTCAGATTCCTGAAAGGTAACCCCGAGGTTTTCTAAGATCCAGCGGAAATAAAGACGCTTTTGCGCCTTGCTTACAACAGCAAGCTTCACCACATAATTACCCCGCTTGGCCTCGTAAGCACTGCCGTCTCCCATCCAGGCGCCCAAGAAACGAAGCCAGAACTCAGTTGGGAAAGTATGTTTACCAATTTGGGTTGTAGCCCCCGGCTGGGTACCCACCCACTGGAGATCGCGACTCAAATAATGATTCCATTGCCCATGAACTTCGTCTGCTCGCATCAGTTCAAAATCCCAGCAATCTTTACGCTCCCTTCTAACACCTTTGGTCTTTGTAGTACCGCCATTTCCATCAGCTTCTACTCGCACATATCGTTTGGTGGCCCAAATTTTATGATCAGGCGTGACAAGCTGATCTACATACTTGCCGTGGAAATGCAAAAGCTTTCCATTGTAATAATGGGCTTGTTTTTTCAATACCGGCTTGTATTCACTTTGTTTTGTTACCGGGTTCAAAGTAAGCACCTCTTCTCCGATAATCACGTCTTTTAGTTTTTTCCAGCCAGTTTTGGCGAGAATGTCCGTATCATCGGACATACACGCTTCGGCTGGCGTGATATTTACAAGGATTCCCGAACGTGCATACGTAGATTTACCCACTGCAACAACAGTTACATCTCGCGGAAGATTTAAGCATTCCAGTGCAACACCCAGGCAGTAACCATAGGGTGGCAACAAGAAATATTCTCCGCGCTTATCTTCGAGAAGCTCACTAGGCTTTAAGATGTCAGGATCAAAATTCTTAGGATCACAGTCACCAGCTTGAACTTTACCAAAGATCAAGCATTGCTTGGGAGACAGACGGATGTCATACCCATAAGAACTCAAACCATAACTAAGAAGACGCCTTCCATTGTCTTCGCTGACCAAACGATCTTTAAATGGCTTGATCATCTCCTTGGTAAGAGAGAGTTCTTTGATTTCGCGATCGGAAAGGATGCTCATAATTTCAGTCAAGCTTTGAAATTTTAATCTATTCAGACGAGGATGCGGCCCTTTTGCCCGTAAATCTCTATGAAACTTTCAGTTGACTCCGTTACGTTTTTGTGAGGTTGAAGAAACACAACAAATGAGACACACGTCGTACGGTCCTTTGTTTCTCCAGTCGCAATGAAATGCTGCTTAAGAGAAGGCCTGGTACGCAAGACACATATTGGGTGATCAAAGATATCTTGGCAATACATGAACATGTCTGGTGCGTTAGCGAAATATACTCCTTGTTCAACTTCACCCGATAACCATTTTCGTTTTAAAGCCCGCCACCACAGTGCATAGCTTGATGTCAATGTAGGAGACAAACCACGGGTCATTTTCCATCTCTGGGAGTCGCGGTGCCAAAAATATGAATGCTTGGGAGGAAATACATATACATTTCCAAACCAATTCCTATCATTTAAACCATCTTCCTTGGGTGTGTAGTAATGCTTGGCATTGACATATTCATTGGCTTTTTCTGAACTAGCCGGATCAAGATCAATGCCCCCCATAAGAAGGTGAGCGGAATCAATCAAGTCACGAGACGAGATCCATTCGTAATCTTCAACTTTGCGATTACCAAGAAAAGCTGGCATCAGGTATCAGACGCTTGTTGATAGTCAACCTCTAGATATCGAATACCATCTTTATCATTCAAAATATAACCAGCTTTCTCAAGAGGATTAATTTTTTGTGCGGCTTGAAGAATGCGTCGGAATGTTTCTGCCAGATCACCGTTTTTTTCTTGTTCACACTCTTCTTGTGCGGCATGCAGTTGATTCAGTGTCAAATAAAACATCGAACGCTCTACTTGCTCTGGCTGAAAACACATAATTCCTGGGCCCTCAAGTTCCCAGAACTTGGTAAACATTTCGCCCATATCTCCTAGCAAAAGCTTAATTGTTGTGTCAAGCATTTGCACTTTCTTGTCGTCCAGCTCTGTTCCAATTACAGAAGCAATTAATTTTTCACGTCGATTCATTTTTTTACATTGTTATGTTTAAAGTGGTCTTTTTGCGCATGTTTATTCGTTTTTTTTCAAAAGCCCCTGCCTAATAAGTGTTTCACGCATTTTACTCAATGGCTGGTAGATAACGACAAGCTTACCCAAAACTCCTCTTTTTTTTATGAGTTTATCATTCTCGTCACGCATCTTATTAAATTCTCCAGCACGAATTAAATACTCAGCAACACAACGCAGTCTACGCTTTAAAGGTAAATCTGCGGTCGGGAATTTACCACAAATAGTATCCGGCTCCATACTTTGAAAAGCAACTCGCAGCCGATTTGCTAGTGTCATTGAATAAGTGGGATCTTCTTTTTCATAATCTTTTAAGTTTTCCAGGTAACGTCGTAAAGCTAGATTATCAAAAGAGCCAGAAGGCGGCAAAAACATTTCAACCTGAAGACAAAGAGATGTTGGCATAATTTCTTTGTGGTTTTCAATGGTTACCTCATCTATCGACCAGTTATCAAAACGATGTGCCATTAGTACCCCTGAATCAGGCCCTCTTCAAAGTCGATAGTTCTAGGAACAGACGCATTGGGAACATGCGAATCTTTTTTCTCACGAGACGATGTGTTGTACAAGGGTATCTTTGTTTTGTTGAAAGAGGCTAAAGTAACCTTTGTATTACGCGTAAAGCTTTGAATTAAATTGTTCCAAGGGATACGTATAATTTGTTTTTTGTCCACTGAAGCGCCTATATTGATGTAGTGAATTCCATAAACCCATCCCTTTTGTGGATCTTTTTTACCCGAAAGAATCCAGTTGCGAATTGTTTGATCTGATACATTTAACCTCTTTGCACACTCTTCAGTTGAGATATATTCATCTGCATAAACCTCTGGACTAATAATATCAGTTTCTTCGTTTTGGTACCGTGAATGCCACATGGTTGCCAAAATGTTCCTGATGCCTTTCAACTCTGACGCAATGTCTTCTAACCCTTTTTTCAATCCGTGATTCATACCAACAATTATTCTCTTTAGATGCTAGTCTTTTTGAAACTGCTTTGCTTGATTTATGGAAGACCAAGTTCCTTCCAGTATTCCACCCCAAATTCCTGGCCAGATTACTCCAGAAATGCTAGAGGGCATGAAGCAACAGGCCAAGGAGATGGCCATTGCTCAATACATGGCTCAGCAGCAATTCCCAGAAAATAGAACATATCAATCTCCTGAAGGGCCCAGGCAACAAACCAGGGTTAGTCCCCCCCTGGAGCCGCAGAAAGTTGTTTACGTTCGACGAAACCTGACGGTAGCCGAGCTGATCATTGTTTTACTTCTTGCCACAGGCCTTGTCGCAGGAATCCAAACGGGCTGGCGATTGGTAACCGAAAACTTACCTAAAATTGAAGTTCAAATCAAACAATAAACAGGAACTTGGGCCGCCTATAATCGTTAATAAGGCTTTGATTAAGGTATAGGTGGCCAATAGACGTATTACAGAGCTTCCCTCAATTCAGGGAACTTCCTTAGCAGAGCAGGATCTGTTGACGGTTGTTCGTGTATTCGAAGTTGACCCTGCTCTTAAAAATAAAAGGATTACTCTGAGTGAATTTAGTAATTATCTAAATTCAAAATATTTAACGCTTAGTGGCGGGATTTTAACTGGGCCTATTGTTATCAACAATGATCTTACCGTCATTGGCGACACGGCAGTTAACACACTTACCGCAACCGGGCTTTCCACCTTTAGCGGAGTATTTATTGAAAATAATTTAACTGTTACCGGTACAATCAGCGGTACCACGATTACCGGCACAACTGTTGAAGCAACAAACGGAACATTTCAAAACCTGACATCTAGCGGCCATATCACCCAGGGAGACCTAACGGTTAGTGGAATACTTTTAGCCGAAGGTAATGCATTTTTTAGTTCAGGCGTTACCGTAACCGGAACTCTGACTGGCTCCACGATTTCAGGTGTGACAGCCAACTTCCAGTCTGGAGTATTTACTAATCAGATTTCCGGAACACTAATCACCGGAAACACGGCAGCTTTTACAAGTATTACAGGAATATCTGGAGTTTTTACATCACAGCTTTCTGGAGACACTATTACTGGTGACACCGGACAGTTTTCAAATATTACGGGCGTTTCCGGAGTATTTACCTCTCAGCTTAGTGGTGCATCTATTACAGGCGACACGATTAATGCGACCACAATAACTGGAGCAAGTGGAGTCTATCTGTTTCTTTCCGGCACTTCTATTACTGGAGATTCCATTTCAGGAACAACTATTACAGGAGAAACCGGAAACTTTACGCAAATTACAGGTGCGTCGGGTGTCTTTACTTCTCAGCT